AAGCTATAGAATAAATTTAACTATCAAAGAATCAACTATTTTGCTTGAAAGCATGGAAGGGCTTATTGATGACAAAATAGTACTCCAAGAACAGATTAACACTGCGAAAAAGGCACTGACAGAAATAGCTGGTGGTCATACAGTTGAAGACGCAATATTTAATCATCAACTTATTGCAAGTAAAGCACTCGCAGCGATTGGAGGGGATGATGAGTAAAGATTGGATTGGGAATAAAGCTGCAACTTTTGCAACTCTTGCAGCCAGTAATCACAGCAAAGGCGAACGAGAAGTAAATGATTATTACGCTACAGAACCAAAAGCAGTTGAATTATTGCTACAAAAAGAAAAGTTTAGCTCTATTATATTAGAACCCTCTTGCGGAGAAGGGCACATATCCCAAGTTCTTTTGAATAGCGGTTATGCTGTAAAAAGTTCAGATTTAATCAATCGAGGATTTGGTGAGGTGAAGGACTTTTTCGAAGTTGATGAGTTTTGTGGAGATATTATCACAAATCCGCCTTATAAAATCGCACTTGATTTCGTAAAACATTCTCTTGATATTATTCCTGAAGGCAATAAAGTAGCCATGTTTCTAAAACTACAATTTCTTGAAGGTAAAGCAAGAAAAGAATTTTATAAAGAAAATCCACCAAAAAAGATTTATGTAGCTAGTGGTCGATTGAACTGTGCTAAAAACGGAAAATTTGAAGAGTTTAAATCTAGTGCTGTTGCATACGCTTGGTTCGTATGGTAAAAAGGTTACCAAGGTAGCCCAGAGATAGACTGGATAAATTGAAGGGAGCGGCAATGAGTGAACCAAGTGGATATTTACTTCATGGAACTGCATTTAGCAGTAAAGAAGCAGCGTTTGAAATACTAGTTCATAATCATGAGCAAGAATTAAGATTTCATAAACTTTGGGATGAAGATGCTCAACCATATTATTTTGAATCTCAACCCCAGCTCACGATTCCGAAAAGCATTGCGGATAAACTAGATGATATTTTTAATGGATTCGTCAGAGAGCGAGATAGTCGTAATATTTGGACTTTGTTATATCGAGCAGCGGAAATGGATTATGAAATCGGTGATGAGTTGGAGGTATTACTACCAGATGAAAACCAAGTTAATATCGCTATTGCCTACCTCGCAGGCAAAGCCCTCGGAGTTGATTTAGTGAAAGTGGTGGAGGGATGAAAATTGAATTAGAAACAAGGCCTTGCTTGGTAACTTTTAGTAGTAAAAAGCAGGTCGAAGGAACTTTTATGGGACTATTTCAGCATTCGTATACTCATGGAGATTCACTAATAGTTGGAGGATTTAAAGCAGGGACTGTCGCTTATCCTATTGCTATTGTAGAAATCAATGGAAAAATGTCAGAAGTACGAATTAGTCAGATTGAATTTCTTGATGTTGTAAAAATCGATGAGGTGGAGGGATGAAATTCTTAGATTTATTTGCCGGCATTGGTGGCTTTAGACTTGGACTTGAGCAAGCTGGACATGAATGTGTAGGATTTTGCGAAATCGATAAGTTTGCCCGGCAGAGTTACAAAGCCATTCACAACACAGAAGGAGAACGAGAATATCATGACATTACAACAGTTAGCAATGAAGAGTGGCGAACCTTACGAGGAACAGTTGATCTTATTTGCGGAGGATTCCCTTGCCAAGCTTTCTCCATCGCAGGTAAAAGAAAAGGATTCCTTGATGAAACTCGTGGAACGCTATTCTTCGAGATTGCCAGAGCGGCTGAACAAATCAAACCACGGACTTTATTCCTTGAAAACGTTAGAGGGCTTTTATCTCACGACAAAGGGCGAACTTTTAGAACTATCATATCCACCCTTGATGAATTGGGGTACGATGCAGAATGGCAGATACTTAACAGCAAAAATTTCGGAGTTCCACAAAACCGAGAACGTGTGTTCATTATCGGACATCTTAGAGGAGAACGTGGACGAGAAGTATTTCCTATCACCAGAGAAAACTCAGGGGCTATTGATGTTGTAAATAAAGAATCAGGTATGCCTCGTGAAACTAATCGTGTTTACTCTTCAGAAGGATTAAGCCCAACTTTAAATACAATGCAAGGTGGGGGACGAGAACCTAAGATTGCTATTCCTGTCTTAACTCCTGATCGAGCAGAAAAAAGACAAAACGGAAGAAGGTTTAAAGAAGATGGCGATCCAATGTTTACAATAACTGCTCAAGATAGGCATGGAGTAATTTTATCTGGAAATATTAATCCAAGCGAAAATGGTATGAATGGAAATGTTTACGATTCTGATGGACTAGCTCCGACATTGACAACAAATAAAGGAGAAGGTCCTAAGATTGTCCAAAAGCCAAGAGGATATAACAAGGGAGGAGAGCATGAAGTTGCACCAACATTATCATCTAATTCTTGGCACGAAAATAATTTGCTGAAAGTTGGCGGTATTTACAAGAATGTATCAAAAACTCATCAACGGGGAGTTTTACCAGGATTAAGCAGAACTTTAAAATCTCAGAATCATGATGCAGGTATATTTGATGGAATAAGAATTAGAAAGCTGACACCTCGTGAATGTTGGCGACTGCAAGGTTTCCCTGATTGGGCTTTTGACAAGGCACAAGAAGTAAACTCAAACAGTCAACTATACAAGCAAGCTGGTAACAGTGTGACAGTACCAGTGATTTACGAAATAGCAAGGAGATTTGAATGACCGACAAACTAATATCGCTGGTCAATGACTGGTGGGGAGGTAATTGAATGAAAAATCATGAATTAAAACTAGATATCAGATATTTTGATGATGTGAAATATGGTAAGAAAAATTTCGAGATACGCAATAATGACCGCAATTTTAAAGTAGGAGATATTTTGGAATTAAAAAGGTTTGATGGTAGTGGTTATGTTGCAGATGTAGGAGTTCTTGGAAATCCATACATGCCAGTTGATAAAGAGCATGCTGACACAATCAAAGTAAGAATTAAATGGATGTCTAGACACTTAGATGACTATAACAAGATTCTGGAAGATGCTGGACTTAGTTTTTCTATTGAATCTGTAGGCTTAACTCTTGCTATAGAATATGTTATTAATGACTACTTCCACACTAACACACTTCCCGATGGTTATGTTGTGCTAGGAATAGAGGTGATTGAATGACAATACTAATAGTGCTGTCAGTGCTGATGCTAGGCGTGAATATTTATGAGATTAGGAGAAGAAAATGAAATTTAGATTTTACAGTGCCGAATATATCGGACTAGACGGAAAAAGACGCTGCAATACGTTAGAATGTGAATTTAAAGACCTCGATGAAGCGACTGAATTTATGCGAAGAGGATCAATCACGCAAGACGATTTAGGAATGGCTTTTATTCCGTTAGTTTGCGAGGCGATAGAGGAAGAGGACAAATGAAAAATTTATGGGTATTACATGAAAATAAAAAAGACCGCTGGGAACGGGCTTCGTTGAAAGATTTTCTAACTTAATTATACCACAAAAGGAGAACTTGATTAATGGCAGATAAGTTAGATAGAATTATTGGAGATTACGTTAATGGCAGACTTGAAGCCAGAATAAAATCAATTGAAAGTAGATATCTTTATAAGCAAAAAGTAGATAACTTAGGCATTCGTACAGCTTATTCTGGTGGTTCGGAACAATTAAGCCATGTTTTAAATAAAGAAGCGCTTGAAAATGATGAGGAATACATCAAGCTCAAAGGCCTGATGTACCAATTCAGCTTGTGGTACGAACCTTTAATTAAGGAGGAAAAAGAAATAATCAAGCTAAAACACTGTGGTTACGGTGGTTTTACATGGTACAGAGTAATGATGGAACTTGATAATGAAGGTATTGAGATTTCAGAAAAGAAAGCTAAGTTTATTTACTACCGATTTAGAAAAGATATAAACCCTCATATTGGATATTTCATTTGAAAGCATGGGTCAAATTGGGATAAAAACGACACGAAAAAGGCACGAAATTGGAGTGTTGCTCCTTATTTTTGCTGATATACTTGTATTATGAAGTAAAAGGCAAAAGCAAAAAACAACAACTAATTCGGTTTGGATATACTTCATAGCGTTGCTGGACGATAAAACCAGCGTAGCAAGGAAAGCACCACTGGAGAGTGCGCAGGGTTCGACTCCCTGACTTGCTATTGCCATTTGATGGCGCCAATGATTAGGTGTATGGCTATATACTACCTGATTCAACCCGTGCAGGGTGCAAGCACAAAACATGAAATAGTCATTTGTACTTTGCTTTTGCAAGAGCTGAGTACATTAAACAGGATGGGTGGCAAGGCGTCACGCTAGTTTCATAAGCTAGAATAGAACGGTTCAATCCCGTTATCCTGAATTATATTTTATTACAGGTTGTCCAATGGGCAGCCTTTTATTGTTGGATTCACAAATAAGATAGGAGGGAGGTATGAAACTTACCAAGAAACAGCAAGATTTTGCTGACTATTATATTGAGTTAGGAAGTGCTGAAGAAGCAGCTATTAAAGCTGGATATTCAAAGAATTATGCTAGAGCGAGTGCATACAAATTGTTGGCAAATGTTGGCATAAAAAAATACATTGATAAGCAAATCACAAAGCTGGCTTCTGAGCGTATTATGGGTGCTCAAGAAATACTTGAAAGGCTCACCTTGATTGCTAAAGCCGAGATTACAGAGACAGTTGTTGTAGCAAGTGCAGACGGATATGCGGAAGTTGAAAAACCTCCTGATTTCAAAACGCAAATACAAGCAATGAAGGAACTTCTTAAACGTTATCCTGGTAATGATAAATTACTTGAACAAACTCTTCGCAAACTTACTGCAGAAGCTGATATTGCTGAATTCAAAGCTGCAATGATACAATCTGCAACTGATAAATCAACTGAAGAAAAATTGGATGAATTGCTTGGTAAAATTAGTGAGGTTATAGATGATAAGTGATATTTATAGCAAAAAACAAATCGATGTTTTAAAGCAAACGGTAAATAAAGACTGGTTCATTGCATTGCTTCATGGTGCTAAGCGTTCAGGAAAAACAAAGATGAACAATGATTTGTTCTTGTTCGAGCTTAGGAGAGTGCGCAAAATTGCTAATGATGAAGGCGTTAAAGAGCCAATGTATATTTTAGCAGGCGTTTCGTCAGCAACGATTCAAAAGAACATACTACAAGAGCTTTACAATATGTACAATATATCTCCTAAGTTTGATAAACATAACAACTTTAAATTATTTGGAGTAAAAGTGGTTCAAGCTTATACTGGAAATATCGGTGGAGTCGGTGCCATTCGTGGTATGACAGCATACGGAGCTTATATCAATGAAGCGTCACTTGCTAGACAAGAAGTGTTTGGTGAAATTGTCTCACGTTGTTCAGGAAGTGGCGCTAGAATATTAGCGGATACTAACCCTGATAATCCTGAGCATTGGTTAAAGAAAGAATACATAGACAAGCCTAACAAAAACGTTAAGGCTTTTCATTTTGAGCTTGATGATAATACTTTCTTGTCCAAGCGATACCGAGATAATATCAAGGCAGCAACGCCAAGCGGTATGTTTTACGACCGTGATATAAAAGGACTTTGGGTGTCCGCTGATGGCGTGGTATATAAGGACTTTGACGCAAGCAAGCATTATATTAACTCTAGCGCGTTGCCAAGCCTATCTAAGTTCTATTGCGGTGTTGACTGGGGATATAGTCACTGGGGCTCTATTATTGTCATTGGAGAAACAGATGATGGCACGGCTTATCTTGTTGAAGAGCATGCCAAGCAGTATGAAGAAATAGATTACTGGGTTGATGTTGCTAAAGGTATTCAAGAACGTTACGGTTCACGAGTTCCATTCTATTGCGACAGTGCAAGATCTGAGCATGTTGCGAGGTTCAAGAGGGACCGCATCCAAGCATTTAACGGAGACAAGGCAAGGCTTAGCGGGGTTGAATCAGTAGCGAGACGCTTCAAGCGAGACAAGCTATATATATGCAGAGATAGGGTTGAGAAGTTCCCAAATGAGATATATCAATATGTTTGGGATGAGAAGTCAGGAGAGCCAATTAAGCAGTTTGATGATGTTCTCGATTCTGTTCGTTATGCAATTTACACAAATGAAGTCATGAACAGCAAAAAAGCAAACATTGTAAACAAAGCAAGCCTTGGCTTTTTATAAGGAGAATAATGGCAATTAAAATAAATAGAGAGATAGCTGGAGATTTAAACAATCCAAGCCCTGAGTTGCTGAATTATTGCATTAGTCAGCATCAAATGAGCCTTGAACGGCTTGAGAAACTGTCAGATTATTATGACGGAAAGCAAAAAATTAATGAAAGAGTGAAAGAAAATAGCGGTGCTCCTAATAACAAATTAGTTATTAACCACGCTAAATATGTCGTTGATATGAACGTTGGGTTCATGGTAGGAAATCCTGTTGCTTATACAAGCAGTGATGATATTCAATCTATTCTTGACGCCTATACTAAAGTAGACATTGTCTCTCACGATACAGAACTAGAAAAAGACCTGTCAGTCTTTGGCATTGGATATGAGCTGATTTATTTAAATGATGATGATAGTGGAGTTTATGCAGATATTAAGTGCATTGACCCTCGTGGCATTTTCTTAGTGACTGATGACACGATAGACGCAAATCCTTTATTTGCAGTCCATTATCAGCCTGTTATTAACTTGCAAGGAGGAACTGAGTATTATCTAGTTAAATATTACAACGATAATCGAGTAATAACCTATAGAGCTTCTTCAATTGGCTTTGGAGACTATGAGTTAACTGATGCTAAACAACATTATTTCAACGCTGTACCAGTCATTGAATATCGAAACAATGAAGAGCGTCAAGGAGACTTTGAACAGGCAATTAGCTTGATTGACGCTTACAACCTGTTGCAATCGGACAGATTAAACGACAAAGAAGCCTTTGTAGATGCTATTTTATTCATTCGTGGATTTGAGTTGCAAGATGGAGACGGAGAGAGGCTAGCAACTGAAAAGATGTTGCAAACTTCTGCTAGCCCTAACGAAGTTGATGCGAGTTATTTAACCAAGACCATGGATGAGGGCGGAGTTGCTATCTTACGTGATGCTCTGCTTGAAGATATTCATAAAATCACATACATTCCAAGCATGAATGATAAAAATTTTTCTGGAAATGTCAGTGGAGAAGCGATGAAATATAAGCTTTTCGGACTGTTGCAACTGATGGCAATTAAAAAGCGGTACATGGTTAAAGGATTACGGCAGAGACTGCAAATCTTTGCTAATTACTTGAAAATTAGTAATAAAGTAATTGATATTGCAGGAATTAAAATCAAGCTGAAAGAAAACTTACCTGTCAATACAACAGATATTGTTAATCAGATAGTGCAAGCGCATCAAGCTGGAATCTTACCGCTTAAAGTGTTGCTTTCATGGCTTCCAGATATTGATAATGTCGATGAAGTGCTTGAACAGTTGAAAGAAGAAAAAGAAGACGCAATCGAACTAAATCAAAAAGCAATGGGAATCCAAGCAGGGGATAGCCATTCAAATCTTGATGATCCACCTGATGAAAATGAGGAAGAAAATCAAGATAACAACAATAACCAGTCTGACAATCAGACCAATCAAAAAGGAGACCAAGAAAATGGCCAAAACAAAAACAACAAAAAACAAAACTCAAAAAACTAATGCTAAAGCAGCAAAAACTCCTAAAGTAACTAAAACTAAGGCAAAAACTGCTTCTAAAACGTCAACTACTAAAAAGAAAGTAGTCAAAAAACCAGCAGCAAAAACAAAAAAAGCTAAATAAATACAACTTTCAATAAAATATAGAAAGACATGGTAAATAAAATGGGATTTGAACTTAGTGATAAAACTATTGAAAAACTTAACATAATCGGCGAAGATTTCGCTAAACTCCTAACCGAACGGGCAGCTAAAGAGCAAAACGAATTAGCAGAAGCTTTTAGAGCCACTGCTATAAATGGAAAATCTCTTTATGATGAATGCTTAAAACAAGGATTCGATAAAGATGAAGCTATTAAATTTTCAGTTGGATTTCTTGTTGGTCTTTCGAAATGATTACAGCAAAGTTTAAAAAGCAAAATAATCAAATCTATTGGTATCAAGTGACTGGCCATGCAGGCTTTGCAAATATCGGTAATGATATTGTATGTGCTGGTGTATCTGTCTTATATATCACAGTTACAAACACACTGTTAGCCGCGGGAAGAACGTTTGAACGTGATGAGGGCTATTTTGTACTTGATGCCAATGATTATGATATGGCTTGCTTAAAAGTGCTATATGACGGAATTAAGGCAATAGCTGAACAGTATCCAGAAAATGTGAAAGTAGAGGAATAAAAAGATGGATCTTACAGAAAAAGATTTTGAGGATAATTTGCCAAACAATGAACAAATTATCGACGCTGCGCTGATGGCTGGAATAATTGATAGCATTACAGTTTCAAATATAAGTTCAAGCAAATTGACTTAGGAGGATAATCATGTCCGACTACTGGCAAAAACGAGCGCTTGATGCTGAAAAGAAAGTAAATGACGGTGCTAAACAGCTTGAGGAAGTCGTAGCGCAGGCGTACAAGCAAGCGCAAGACTATCTTGTAAAACAGACAGCAAAATTATTTACACGCCTTAAACAGCAAACAGATATGTCAGAAGACGATGCAAAGAAATTTCTTAATCAGACAGTGCCAATTTCTGAACTGGTAGAGCTTAGAAAACTTGCTAGTGATATAAACGAGCCTGAGTTACAACAAGACGCTAAAAGGTGCCTAACTGGATTAGCTCTTAAGCATAGAATAACAGTTGCGGACGACATGAAAGCAAAGTCTTATCTAGTAACAAAACAACTTGCGGATGTCCAGATTGAAAAGCAAACAGCTTTTTATATCGATACTATCCAAGACGCTTACAAGGAAGCTACATCAGAGGATGTCATTCGAGAAGTCAAAGCAAACGCAAAAGGAAAGACAGCCAAAGAAATTTGGAATAAAAAAGAGCATGATTTTAAACAACTTTCTACAAAATCTGTGAAAAACATTCTTGATAGTCACTGGCAAGGAAGCAACTATTCCAAACGCTTGTGGGGAGATACTGAAGCGTTAGCCAAACGATTAGAAGAACTATTCACGGTTGAAGCATTAACTGGCATGAGTGAATTCAAGATGGCGCAGACGATAGCAAGCGAATTTGACCGCTCTATTAACGTTGCTAGGCGTTTAATTCGTACTGAGGCTAATTATATGGCTAACCAAGCAAAGCTTAAATCATGGAAAGATAGAGGCGTAGAGAAGTACCAAATCATAGCTATTATAGATGAGCGAACCTCTAGCATTTGCAGAAGTCAAAATCACAAAGTTTATTTGATTAAAGATGCGGATGTTGGCGTAAATATGCCACCGTTTCATCCGTGGTGTCGCTCAATAATTTCTTATTACAGAAAATGAGGTGATCTAACATCTCGCAGTTATGCGTTAAATAACAGGAGATTTACATGACATTCAATTATTATAACGATCAAGATGGAGACTTAGTCATTATAGATAAAGAAGTGCTCCCAAGTGGTATGACAGTGCAAATTGAATTCGAATTATACGAGCTTAACAATGTTGCTGTCGCTAATGTAAGCTTAAACGTTTATAAAAAAAGAAAGCAAATTGAACGGAATACTCTGTGCCAAAGTGGTAAAGATGGATTTAAACCTCTGTTTTGGGCAATGAATAAGGTCAAGGAATTTGAAGAATATGCAAAGACTGAATTATATAATCCTTTGCCTTGTTATATTCAAGTTTATTGGGCAGATAACAGAAGGGCGAGATTATACAAACGGTACTTACCTAGATATGGTTTTGAGTTAAAAAATTTCGGGCAAGGCACGATGTTATACAAAAAAATAGAAACAGCTAATCAAATATAAAGCGTTTGTCACTGACAGGCGCTTTTCTTATGCTCAAAGGAGGTAAAAATGAAGTTTGATGTTTTAAGTTTTGAACAGGGTAAAGGATTATGCCTCAATGGCGAACCATTAAAAGGCGTGACAGGTTTTGAATTGGTTTCAGGGGCTAATGAAATATCCCAATTAAAACTAACAATGTATGTTGATGTAAAAAACATTGATAAATAAATTTTAAGCCCTTGGTATTCCATGGGCTTTTCTTATGTCCAAGCGTGATGACTTTAAAAGCTTCGGAAGTGCAAGCATTGAACCACTTAAAAAGCAATTGGAAAGGATTAATAACATGATTGAAAAATTACTTAAGTTCAACTTACAACGCTTTGCAGAAAATGGAGACCCACAGGACCCTGCAGAACCTGAAACTCCTCCTGAATTCAACGCTGACAGTTTGACTGATGAACAAGTTGCAGCAATCAAAGAAAAGTTTGGTCTTAAAGATGATACTGATGTTGATTCAATTGTTAAGTCTAAACGAAGTCGTTGGCAGAAGGAACTTGAAGAAGAAAAAAACGAAGCTGCTCGACTTGCCAAACTTTCGGAAGAAGAACGGCAACAAGCGCTGATTCAAAAAGAAAAAGATGACTTTGAAAAAGAAAAAGCTGTCTTTCGTCAAGAACAGTTGCTTGCAGAAAAAGGAAAACAGCTTCAAGAAATCGGTATTCCAAGCGCTTTTGCTTCTAGAATTCAAGGTAATACAGCCGAGGAAGCAATTCGAGATGTCAAATCTTTCAAAGCTGAATGGGATAAAGCGTTAGAAGATGCGGTAAATGCAAAGCTTAAAGCATCTATTGACAATCCTTTAGGCGGTAGAACAACGTCAACTAAAAAAGCAGATATTTCAACAATGAGTTACGAGGAAGTACTCAAATTGAAAAAAACAAATCCAAAAGCCTATGAACAGGCTACAAAATAAGGAGAAAAAAACATGAAAAACAAAAAACTAAAATTCAACTTGCAACGTTTTGCTGGCGATGTAGTAACGTTCTTGAACTCACAAGTTGATCCCGAAGTCATGGGACAAATGGTAGCTGCTCAATTGCCTAAAGCTATTAAGTTCTCAGGAATTGCTCCAATCGACACAACTCTTGCTGGTCAACCAGGTTCAACAATTACATTGCCTAAATTTAAATACTCTGGTGATGCTAAAGTCGTTGCCGAAGGTGATGCGATTCAAATGGACGAATTACAAACCGCAACTCAAACTGCCACAATCAAAAAAGTTGCTAAAGGGATGGCTATTACTGATGAAGCGGTGCTTTCAGGTTATGGTGATCCAGTTGGGGAAATTCAACGTCAAATCCGTATGGCCATTGCATCGGCTGTAGACAATGAAATTGTAGCAGTTGCTGGTACTGCAGCCCTTACTGTAGTAGCCGATGTTAACCTTAATTTGATTGACAAATTAGAAAATACATTTGTTGAAGCTCCTGATGCGCTTGAAGAACAAGGGTTTACTCAAGGAGTGCTTTTTGTTTCATACAAAGATGCTGCAACTTTGCGACAAGCAGCTGGCGTAAACTGGACTCGTGCTTCTGAACTTGGAGATAATATTCTTGTTTCTGGTGCATTTGGTGAAGTTCTTGGCTGGACAATTGTTCGTTCTAAAAAAATCAATGACGGAGCACCAATTGCTGTTAAACCAGGTGCAATGAAAACATTCTTAAAACGTGACGTTCTTGTTGAATTTGATCGTGAAATTACTAAAAAAGTAACACAATTCACTGGTGATGAACATTATGTTGTTGCAATCGTTGATGAAACAAAAATCGTTCGTGTTCAAGCTGCACCAATTTCTGTAACAGGAGTTACCATTTCACAAAAAACAGCTTCTATAAAAGTTGGAGCTACTAAAGAATTATCAGCAAAAGTTGCCCCAGATAATGCAACTAATAAAGCTGTTACTTATTCTTCTAGCGCTGAAAATATTGCAACAGTAAATTCTGATGGTAAAGTCACAGCCATTGCAACAGGTACAGCAAACATTATTGTAACTACCACTGACGGCTCAAAAACTGATGTATGTGCAGTAACTGTTACAGCATAGAATAATGGAATGAGGCAATCATGGAAGAGAATGAACCAAAAACTAAAGCAATTGAACGTTTAAAAACTGATTTGGGCGTCGATGATGCTACTGGTTTAATTGAGGATGCGGTTATTCTCATCCTTGATTATACGAATCAGGATAAGATGTTAGATTCAATGTGGCTGTATGCTCGACAGTTAGCCACAATTAATTTTAATCGTGAAAGCACAGAGGGAGAATCTAGTCGTTCAGAAGGTGGCGTTTCTCAATCCTTTATTGAAGATATTCCTTTAAATATCCAGCGTGGCTTGAATCGTTATCGACTCGGAAAGGTGGTAAGTTTTTATGCGCCTGATGAAACGTGACTTAAGAACGGTTTATTTGAAAAGGATAAACCCAAATAACACGCAAGATGAAGAGGGAAACGATCAAGTTAATTATCTTGCTCCAATTGCTCTTGAAATGAATGTTCAGTCTGCAAGTGGTGCTGTCAATGCCACAATATATGGTTCAAAGCTTTCAAGCATGAAATCATGTAAGTATCAAGGTGATGAACTAAAAGAAGGTAAAGATGAAAACAGTGGCGTTTGCGTGTATGTTGATAAGGACGGTAACCCTGATTATAAAATCAATTCGATTCAACCTTATTCTACACACATCAATGTGATGCTAGAAAGGAACGATGACATTGGGAGTTGAAATTAAAGGTTTGGACAGGCTTAAAAGAAAAATTAATGCGATGCCTAAAATCTTAAATGACGCCGTGAATGATGCGACTTACGAAATCACAGAGTTGGTTCGTTCTGCAGCAGAATTAAGACTAGCTTCTAGTATGAAATTCAGTTCTGGAGAATTGCTTGGGAGTCTAAAGACTGAGGTTGTAGAAAATGCGGAAGGTAAAATAGTTGGGCGTGTCTGGTCTGATAAAGCTCAAGCCATTTATCGTGAGTTTGGTACTGGTCCGAATGGACAAGCAAGTTCTAAAGATTTACCAGAAGGGGTTAACCCGGTTTATACTCAAACTCGTTGGTTTATTCCAGCTGAGGAAGTTGGAATTGATTTGAATGAAATCTATGGTATGCCTAAGATTACTATTCAAGGCAAAGAATTTTACATCACAAGTGGTCAACCAGCAAGACCTTTCTTATATCCATCATTGGAAGAGATACTTCCACAAATGCCTGAGATATACAAAGAGCATGTCCAAAAGAAATTGAGGGAGCTTAAATAATGGAAAGAGTAAATATTAAAGTTGCTACTTTTTCCATTTTAAGTGGTATATCTGAGATTAAAAAAGTAGTGACTGATTATCCGTCAACATGGAATGACTTTCCTACAGCTATTTACAGAACGGTTAACAACCCACATTTTGTAGATGGAAGTGGAGAGGAACTTCAAACAAAATGGTCAATCACAATTGAATTATATTCTAAAAGTAGTTTGACCACTATCGTTAATAATGTCATCGAACAATTTGGTGATATTGGTTTTACAGGCACGCAAAGAGATGCTAATACAGCAGATTTAAAGCGTGTCATTATTGAACTATCCGCAATCGTGGATAACAAAACAAAATACGTTTATTCGAAATAGGAGGAAATAAACATGGCAACAGTAGCAGGATTACTTTCAAAAGATACAGTCCTTTCTTATAAAGATAGCTCAGGTTCAAAACCTGTCGCAGCAGTAAAATCTATCCCAGCAATGGGATCTGATCCTGAAAAAGTAGATGTTACTCACTTAGGTTCAGCTAAGAAAGCATATATTGCAGGGATTCAGGATTCAGATAATTTGGAATTCGCAATCATTTATCAAGGAGACAACTTCAAAGATGTTGATACTTTGGTCAAAGCTGGTAAAGCAGTTGAGTGGACAGTGACTTATCCTGATGGTATGAAAGTTGACTTTACTGGTCAACCATCTTATAAATTTGATGGTGTTGAAGTCAACCAAGCACTTGGATTTAACTTAGTAGTGGTTGTATCAGCAGGCCCTAACTTTACACCAGCACCAGCTGGCCTTGGTGTTTAATTTAGCAATTAAAGGTTAGTCAGAGTGGCTAGCCTTTTTATTTTTTATAAATATAGAAATCGGAGAAACAAAAATGACAAAAGAAAATATCGTAAAACTTCCTGGAACTAAACAATTTGAATTTGGTGGCTTAAAGCTTCAATTGCGCTTGGATGGTAAATCTATTATTGCGATTGAAAAACGCTTGGATGAATCACTCATGGGACTTTTCGTAAATGGTCAAGGTGGTTTTAAACTACCAGCAACAAACAAATTATTGGTAGTGCTTCAAGGTGCAAACCAAACAAGCCGAGTTTCTGATTCAGATTTAGTTAACGCTTTTGAACGTTTTGTTGAAGCAGGAAACACTACTTTTGATTTGTTCAATGCCATTCAAGAATTGCTTGATGAAGCGGGTTTTTTCGGCAAGGACAAGAAGGAGAACGAAGCGACAAATGGGGAATCTCTGGACAACGAACCAGAAGCACCGAGCGAACTCCTTTAAAAACCTACAACAATTTATCCAGCATGCTTGATGATTTATACCCTCAGGCAGTTGAAGCTGGTATTTCTTCTACAGATTTTTGGGCGATGACTTTTGATGAAATTATGGTCCAAGTAGAAGCAAATAAAAAAAGGCATGAGAACGAGCTAAAAGAAAAAGCGATGTTTGATTATACTCAACAAAGGCTTGGTATCTATGCTTTCAATGATCCAAAGAATTTCCCTAAATATGAAGATGCCTACCCTTTCTTGAATCAACTCAAGGAAGAAGTAGTGCAAGCTGTATCTGAGGAAGAAGAAAAGAAACAAGCGATGCTTACTGACCAAGAAATCATGCGACAAAATGCAATGTTAATTCAGGAAACTCGTAAAAGAAAAAGTCAAAAGACAAATTAAAAAATATTGAATAGAAAAGGAGGTGAGAAATATGGAATTAGAAACGCTAGAGATACTGTTTGATGCAAATACTGCAAAAATGGATGAAGCGCTTAGTAAAGTTTTACCTCGTGTAGAAGCAATTATGTCAAAGTTTGAGAATATTACTGGGAAGTCTATGAAAAAGACTGAAGATAATCTGAATATTGATAAAGGCGCAACGCAATTCGGCAAACAGCTAGAGAAAATGAATCAGACTTTTGAAAAGATGATGGGTCATCTTGAAAGTTCTTCTAAGAAATCATCCGAAAGCATTGGAGATAATTTATCTACTGGATTTAAGAAAGCACGTCCTAAAGTATCAAAAGAAATTGATGCTATGCTGAATGAAATTAATGCAAAAATGGGTCAAGCTAAAGCTGCTCAAGAAAAAGTAGCTTATCTAAAATCACAGCGTCAAAGTTCTTCAGCAAAAGGAGACAGTGGGCAAACGGTTAAGTATGATGACCAGATTGCACGGGCCCAGGCATCAATGGTTAAATATCAAGACCAAGCAAAAAGTCTTGCTCGATCAATGAAGACTGAGTTTGATGCAGTGCCTTCGTCTTTAGAGCGAATTGCAAAAGTAATGGATGCCAATGAAGCTAAGTATTATACAATGCGTGAAAGTGTTCGAGCTTTACAAAAGGAATATCAATATCAACTAAAACCAGTCGGAAGTTTTGACAAAGGTTTTAAAAATGTTGATACTCCTGATTCATTGAAAACTGCTCAAAAAATGCAAGCACAGTCTGATAAAATGCAGAAGTTAGCAAGTAGTAACGATGTTCTTCAAAAAGAATATCAAAGAACAGAAGAGCGTGCAGAATCATTAAGAAAGGCAATAGGACGAATTAATTCAGTTCTTAGCCAATCGTCAATGGCAACTGGAACAGCTGCAGCTGGAGCTAGCATGACAGGTTCAGGATTGAAACAATCTGAGCGTGCTGTTTCTAAATATGGCGGAGTATTTAACCGAATGTCTAATGCTATCGCTCATGGTGCAGGAGGAATAGGAAACGGATTAAAGAATTCTCTAGGATTTTTAAGCAATTTTGGAAACCGTTTTTCTAACACATCACGCAGGGTATCAGATGGAAGCCGCAGAATGGCAATGGGGAATAATGCATTCTTGCAGTCAATGAGGTACTTGTTGCCTTCCTTGATTGTTTACCAATTAATGGGTAGAGCAATTAGCGGTTTAGCTAAGGGGTTGTTTGCTACACTTAACACTAATGAACAGTTCGCTAACTCATTGAATCAAATCAAAGTCAATTTAATGACGGCATTCTATCCAATTTATACGGCTATATTACCAGCCATTAATGCTATGATGAGCGCTATTGCAATGCTCACGGGTCAACTTGCTTCATTCATTGCTGGATTATTTGGAACGACTTATCAAGCAGCCAAACAAGGTGCATCAGGTCTTTATCAAAACGTTCAAGCGATGGACGACACAGGCAAATCAGCGAAGCAGGCAAAAGTTCACGTTGATAAACTCCAGCGTTCGTTGATGGGATTTGATGAAATTAACCGCATCGGTCTTCAAGATAAAACTCCAGAGCCTGATAATGGTGGTGCTGGAGGTGGTGGTGCTAAAGCTCCAGGGATGGATTTTGGTAAAGCAACAGGAAACTATACAACGCCTAAATGGATGAAGGACATGCAAGCACTGCTTAAAGATTTCTTCAAACCATTTCAAGATGCTTGGAAGAACCAAGGACAAAAGGTTATTGATGCGTGGAAATATGCACTTAACGAAGTTATTGGACTAGCTTCTTCCATCGGAAAATCCTTTATGCAAGTATGGACAAACGGAACAGGTCAAAAATTCATTGAAAATTTGCTGATACTGCTCTCTGATGTTCTTAATATTATCGGAGATATTGCTAAAGCATTTAAAGACGCCTGGAATGAAGATGGTAGAGGAACTGCCTTAATTCAATCGCTATTTGATGGATTGAATAAGATACTAGAGCTATTACACTCAATCGCTAAATCATTTAGAGAAGCATGGAATGATGGAACAGGGAAAGAAATAGCAGCAAACCTCCTTGAGATTTTTACTAATATTAATAATACAGTTGGTAATCTTGCAGAACAGTTTAAAAAGGCATGGGATGCTGGAGGAACTGGTAAAGAAATTTTCTCTATCATCTTAGGAATAATCAATGATATTTTAAGCCACATCAATAACATGACAAAGGCTACAGCTGATTGGGCAAAAACATTAGACTTTACACCATTACTTAACAGCATTAAAAATTTACTCTCTAGTATTCAACCATTGTCTGACAATATCGGTGCAGGATTGGAATGGTTCTATAAGAATGTTCTGTTGCCACTTGCTGGCTTTACTATTCAAGATGCAATTCCAGCATTTTTAAAACTTCTATCTGGTGCAATTGATGTTATTAATTCAGTGATTGATGCGCTTAAACCGCTTGGACAATGGCTATGGGATAACTTCTTACAACCATTGGCTAAATGGACTGGTGGAGTGATTATTGATGTTATGAAGGACTTGGCAGATGCCTTAAAAGAAGTGAGCGATTGGATTGACAAGCATCAAACTACTGTCCAAGTATTCGCGACTATACTAGGGGCTTTTGCGGGAGCTTGGGGAATTGTAACTCTTGCTGTTGGAACTTGGAATGTGGTCGCTGGAATAGCAGCAGTAGTCACCGGAGTATTAGCTGGAGCTGTAGCATTTTTAACAAGTCCAATAGGTTTAGTTATATTAGCTATAACAGCTATTATCGCAATAGGTGTTCTATTGTGGAAAAATTGGGATACAATCAAAGATGCGGCTGGTAAACTTGGCTCTTGGCTTGGAGAAAAATGGGATGGTATTAAAAAAGCTACCAGCGAAGCTTGGGGAAATGTAACTAAATGGACTTCCGAAAAATGGGGAGACGCTAAAAAAACAATTTCAGATACCGCATCGTCTATTGGAACAAGTGTTTCAACAAAATGGGATGAGGTAAAAAAAGGAACTGGTGATACTTGGGATACTATCAAAAAATGGTCTTCCGATAAATGGAAAGATATATCTGATAAAGTTGGTAATGGAGCAAAAAGTGCTTGGTCTAAAGCTGGTGAATGGTGGGGTAATTTAACCAAAGACAGTGGAAAAACGTTTGATGACATTGTCAAAAAAGCAAAGGGATTTGGTAAGTCTATCGGAGACGGTCTCAAAGGAGGCTGGTCAGATGTCAAAGAAGGAATAAAAGGCATGTTCCACGGTATGATTGAAGGCGCTGTTTGGGGAGTGAATAAAGTACTTGATGGTGTAAGATGGGTTCTTAAAGCTGTCGGTGCAAAAGGAACAGCTGATTCAATCGGAGTTTGGGCTCCAAAATATGCCAAAGGCACAAAAAACCACCCCGGAGGAGTTGCACTCGTAAATGATGGCTCTGGAGCTTATCAAGAAATGTATAAGCTTCCTAACGGTAAAACAGGATTATTCCCTAAAAAGCGGAATATGCTTGTTAATTTGCCAAAAGGCACGCAAGTACTTGATGGCAAGAACACAGCTAAGTTAATGGGCGCTCCAGCTTATGCTGGCGGTATATTTGATGATTTATCTAACTTCATGAGTGGATTCAAAATGCCAAGCATGAACTTTGATTTTGGTAGCTTCTTCAGTGGTGTATCTAGCACCGCAAGCGATGTGTTCGATAGTGTTTCAGGAGTTGCTTCTGATGTCTGGAACTGGGTCACTGACAAAGCTTCCATTGTTTCTCATTTGTGGAGTAATATTGGTCGAGGAGCTGGCGGTTATTTAGGAAATGTTGCTGCTGTCGTTAACGGAATCAAAGATAAAGGGATTGACGCAGCGAAAGAGCTAATTTTCAAAAAAGGGCAAGAAGGCTCTGCAGCACCAAGCGGTACAGGAGTAGAACGTTGGCGTCCCGTTGTCGTTCGTGCTTTAGGAATGAACGGATTACCAACTTCTGGAGACTATGTTAATGCTTGGCTGAAGCAAATATCAACCGAATCAAGTGGCGATGAAAAAGCAGTACAAGGCGACATCGGAGATATTAACAATATCACAGGGGACTTGGCTAAAGGATTAGTGCAGACTATCTCTGCTACATTCAACGCTTATAAATTCCCTGGGCACAATAACATTTTCAATGGTCTTGATAACTTGCTTGCTGGTATCAGCTATGCGAAGAGTCGTTACGGTTCATCTGGTATGCTTCAAGTCATTGGACATGGCCATGGTTACGCTAAAGGTACTCCTTACGTACCAGAAGACCAGCTTGCTATGATACATCAAGGCGAAATGGTAGTGCCTGCTAAATTCAACCCTCATAACTCAATGAGTGGCTTTGAAACTTTGAAACTTCCTGACTTGTTCAATAGTAAGTCAATTGATTATAATCAATCTGCATCATTCGGTAGTTCTAATGACGTTTCAAGTTACGGAATGGCAAATATGAGCAACTCGTTAACAAGCGCTATTATGTTACTCGTTCAATCACTGGGAGCGCAAGCAAATCAAGCAGCCAATGGAGATATTATTATTAACATTGGAGGTCGTGAATTTGGACGTATTGCAGTTTCAGAAATAAACAAGTATCATCAACAACTTGGATATACTGAATTGAACATTTAAGAAAGGAGAAATAAATGTCTGGGAGCTTATCAATTAACGGAGTTATTGTGAAAAACCCCAAGACTTTCAAAGTTGGCTATCAGACAATAGACGCTGATAGTTCTGGGCGTAATGCAAATGGAGAAATGGTAAGAGACATCATAACGCAAAAAGTAAAGCTAGAAATTGAGTGGGGTGCATTAGATGATTCTACTGCATCAGCTTTGCTTAAGGCGATTAAAGCTGTCTTTTTTACTGTAAATTATCCTGATGCAGAAACGGGGACTCAACAAACTAAAACTTTTTATTCTGGGGATAGGAGCTTGCCTTCATATTCTTGGAACGATAAGTTCAATCAAATCAAGTGGGGAAGCTTTTCCACAAACTTTATAGAAAAGTAGGAGGATTAAATGTTAAAAACAAGCGATGCTTTTAATCAAGCATTTAAGAGCCCTACACGGCAAGTACTTGCTAGAGTTTCTATGGGGAATATCGTTTATACTAACAATGATTTATTTAACGTAGAGTACACGGGCGGTAGTATTACTGGAGAAAGCTTTTCTATTGGTTCAACTTTCAGCAATAGTATTAAAATCACGTTTGCAAAAGTGATTGAAGCGGTAAAACAGCTCGATAAAATCAAGTTAGAATTTGGAATAGTCTTAGCTGATGGCTCAACAGAGTTCGTCAGCATGGGCTATTTTTTCGTTGATAAATACAATCCAGATAGGAATGCTAATAGGACGATAATTGAAGCCTTTGACGAAATGCCACAACTTGGCGGTAATTATGTTTCTAAGCTTAATTATCCAGCTAGAATCAAAGATGTGGCTTTAGAAATAGCTAATTTATCAGGCACTCCAATTAATCAAGCAGGATTTGACAGATTAAGCACGTTACCAATCAACAAAATAGAAGGTAAAACATACCGACAAGCATTAGGGATGATTGCCCAATTCGCTTGTGGTTATGCTATTTTTGATAGAAACGGTAACTTAGATATTAGAATGCTGAGTGACCCTAATTTTTCTATCTCAACTGCTGATTACTTCTCAAAAGGGTTGACTAAAAACGAAACAATGTACCAACTTGGAGGAATTAGCTGTAAAGTTAGTTCGAAAAGTGGGGATACTTCTACGGATTCAACGCTTCAAAGCGGTTCAACGACAGGGAATCAAATTGTACTAGAAAATAGTGTAATGACGCAGACCTTGCTTGATGGAATTTATAGCCAACTGAAAACTATTAATTACTATCCATTCACGTTAACATGGCGAGGAAATCCAGCACTTGAAGCAGGCGACTGGATTGGATTATCTGATGTTAAAGCCAATTCTTTCAAAATGCCTAATCTAAGCTATAAGCTTACGTTTTCTGGAGGATTAAAGGCAACAAGTAGTGCTGATACTTCAAGCGTTGCACAAAGCACGACACCATATCGAGGTGTACTTTCTCAACAAGTTGATGAACTACAAGGGTGGAAAAATGCATCTGGTGGATGGACTTACAATAGTGTTACAGAACCAGTAAATCCACAAGAAGGAGATGTTTGGTTTAAGCCAAACGGTTCAGATACTGAAACATGGATTTATGAAAATGGTGCATGGGTATTCAAGACCTCGACAGCTGGAATTCGTGAGGCAAAAGAATCGGCAGCTAATGCTGCATCCGTTGGACAGCAAGCACAACAAACGGCAAACGATGCCAAAACTGCAGGAGATAAAGCAACAGTAGTGGCTGCACAAGCTTCATCAGACGCAGCAACAGCCACCAAAAATGCTAATGATGCAGTAACCAAGGCTAATAATAGCTTAACAATGGCAAATGATGCTAAAACACAAGCATCTACTGCAAACGCTAATGCTAATACAGCGCTAACTAATGCCAATACAGCAATTAGTAATGTGAATAAAGTATCTGATGATGTTAAGGCTTTAAATACGCTTGCTAATACCGCAAACGCTAATGCTAATACAGCGCTAACGAATGCTAACAAAGGGATGTCTGATGCTAAGACAGCTCTTGATAATTTCAATAATTTAAAAATTGGTGGGAGAAACTATTTAAGAAATAGTAATTTCACGGACGGATTAAATTATTGGTCAAACAATCCATCTAATGCAGTGTTAAAAAATGGTGTTGTCAAGATTATCACAACAACAAGCAATGCATTCATGCAAGAAAACATTCCTCAATTATCAAGTGGAGATGTCGTTACACTATCATTTGATGCTAAAACTGATGATAGTGGCATATTACATACGGAGATGTGGGGGGATAAAGCGCATGCCGTTGATATTCCACTGACAAAGGACTTCGTGAGATATTCCACCACTTTCACTGTTTCGGTAAGAAATACATTGTATTTTTGGAACAAAAACAGTTCTTTCAATTACATTAGAAAATTGAAGCTAGAAATAGGAAATAAGGCAACGGATTGGAGTCCATCCCCTGATGATGTCCAGATTCAAATTGATAATGTAAATAATCAGTTATCAACAAAAGTAAGTCAGACTAGCTTTGATACTTTAAACGGTACAGTAACAAGCCAAGGAACGCAGATAACACAGAATAAATCTGATATTTCAACCAAGGCTGATAAAACATACGTTGATACCTTAAAAGGAACGGTAGACACACAAGGTACTCAGATAACGCAAAATTCCAAAGATATTCAAGTTAAAGCGAATCAATCTAGCGTTGACACTTTAACTGGGCGTGTAAAAACAAATGAATCAAATATCTCCATTAATGCAAATGGGGTTAGTAGTCTCGTTACTAAAACAGACGGAACTAATGCTAATTTATCCAAACTCAATCAAGATTATGCAGGATTTAAACAAACTGTATATACTAAGACTGAAACAGATACAAAAGTATCTACAGTTCAACAGTCAGTTGACCAGTACAAAATAACTGTTTCTAATACTTATGCGACTAAAGATTCCCTTGATGGATTGCAAGTTGGTGGAAGAAACTTAATTTTAAACTCGATAGATTGGCAAGGAAATGCATCTAGTACGCTTAAATACAATGGTAATCCAGTGTTGATAAATAGCTATGTTGGCACATTAAATAGTGATGGATTTACTACAAAAACATCAGTTATTCTTGATGGAGAGTATTATACTTTATCTTTTTATGCAAGAGCGGACAATGACAAGGACGCTATTAGATGCTTTTTTTATAATCCAAATACTACTATTTCTGCAATCACTTCTCAAGGAAATACCTATACTGGATCAGATGGAAATATCACTTTTATACTATCTACAGAATGGACAAAGTATTGGGTGACTTGGCGACAATCAAAAACAACATCTAGCAAAAGTCTAATAATAGGTAGACACTTTGCGAGTGGAAACAATGGTTCAACTTACTACACTTTACCTATGTTAGTAGAAGGAAACAAAACGACTGACTGGGCGCCAGCTCCAGAAGATATTAAAAATCAGTTTACAAATCAACAGACATCTATTGACCAAAACGCCAAGCAAATTGCACTTAAAGCTGACACTACAACCGTAAATACACTAACTGGACGAGTAACAACTGCTGAAGGCAATATCACAACTATGGCAGGGCAGATTAGTCTCAAAGCTAATCAATCCGATGTCGATACAGTTACTAAGCGAGTGACAGCAACAGAATCAAGTTTAAGCTTGCAAGACGGGAAAATAACAGCTCTAACAAGTAGAACTGATGGCAATAGCACGCAAATTGGTAAGTTACAAACAAGTTATGATGGTCTTAGTAGCACGGTTTCTAAAATAGGCAGTTATTCAGCTTATGCTTACAACGCCAACGGTACTTACAAATTCACGACTGTTTATCCGAATCTGAATTTATTGGATGGAACATCGAGTGTTTCTAAGAATGCAACCATTCCATCTGGACAAAACTCAATTGTTCTATATGGAGATTTAGGCAAATTCAAAAGCAACACTGTTACTATTTCGGCTTTTCTTGACTTAACAAATTCATCTTATGACGCAAAAATACAAGCGTGGACAAATAGCGGAACAATAGCTGGAAGTATAGTCAAAGCTGGACAAAAAGGATATAGTATTGGATATGGTACATTTCCAAGTTCTTTCACTGCTTCAAACATCGGCATAAGAACAGAAAGTGTAAGCACATCTACTACTATTCCTTACTCTGGACTTAAAATGGAATTTGGCTCAACCGCAACCCCATGGATGCCATCACAACAAGAAGCGACAACTGCAGATTATCCAAGTTTTATCGGATATGCCATAAATTATTCAACGAATCCATACGATTATTCTTGGCAACCTTACAGCGGATTAAACGCCATGAAACTGTCAGATACTCAGTCGCAAATCACGCAACTATCGGATAATATCAACCTTCGGGTAATGAAAAATGACGTTGTTAATCAAATAAATGTCTCAACAGAAAGCATCTTAATTGCAGGTAATAAAGTCCAGATAACAGGACAGACTTACATTGCTAATGCTGTAATTAGTACCGCTGCAATCGCAGACGCTGCAGTGACTAACGCTAAAATATCTAGTCTATCTGCTAGCAAGTTAACCGCTGGAACGATTGACGCAAATATTATTACAGTTAAAAATATAAATGCTTCAAATATCAACACTGGTACACTATCAGCGAACTATATCAATGGTGGAACAATTAACGGAGCAAATGTTAACGTTATAAATTTGAACGCAAGTAACATAACTGCTGGTACGCTTTCGGGTAGTAACTTATCCATAAATTTGAGTACAGGTACAGTTAATTTTCAAAAAGGGACGATACAAAAATATGATAGAAGTTTTTTGGTTGACGTGACTAACGGTGTTATTGAGAGTTACCAATCAGGCGGAGGATTCACATTATCTAATGGGTCAATTGAACTAAGGGATTCATCTTTCTTTAATCAAAATAGTGGTTTGTATGGAAAGATAAGCTATATAGTTGGATTTTCAATGAGCTCTCCTGGTCAAGGGATTGGAATCCAAGGCAAAGTTGGATGGTCTTTGAGCAAAATAGGTTCATCACTCGGTTATCTTGCGAGGTCGACGGGTTCAGGTATTTTTGGTTCTACAGACGTTAATATATTCGCTGAGGATACCTTAACGTTACAAGCAGGTTCAAACAAAGGCGGATATGTACCCCAACCACCCCAAATAATAGTTGGATGTAATTACCAAAATTTAGGAAATGTTGGTGCAGATATTTATCTTGGTGCTAACTTTATTTTGCTAAGTGCACACTTGGGGTTAAGTATTAATGGGAAAACAGATATTGTTGGAAAAACGACTATTTCAGGAGACTTTAATGTTTACGGATCTAAAAATGCTGTACATGTAACTAGAGACGGCGTAAGAGCAACGCCTGCTTATGAAACAGCAGAATCTTATCTTGGAGATATTGGACAGGATTATACAAGAGAAAACTGTGAAGTTTGGGTAGATATAGAGACGCTATTCAGCGATACAGTAAACACTAATATTTCTTATCAAGTATTCTTACAAGCTTATGATGACGCAAGGTTTTGGGTGGCTGAATTTAGAGCTGATAAGTTCTTGATTAAGTCAGATAAAGCAATGTCTCGATTTGCTTGGGAAATTAAAGCAAAACGCAGGGGTTACGAAGATGACCGTCTTGTACTTCAAGAAGATGCAGATAATGATTTTTTATTAAAAGCCCACGAAGAAGGTGCTTTTTAGGAAAGGTAAATAATGAACGAACAAATAGAAATTGACGCAAATCAACTCGTAACAGTTTTAACAAATAAAATTGCTGAGTTAGAACTTGAAAATGCAAAATTAAAAGTGTTGTTAAACAAACAGCAAGAAAAAACGGAGGAAAAATAATATGAAAATCGAAAAATCAACCGCACTTAGCGCATCATCTGTAACTGAAGACGGAAAACCTATCGCTTACTTCAATGCAAGTATTGGAACAACTGGAACTACCAACAACTTCAATATCACTAGTCCAGAACTATATGAAGCAAATAAGGTGCAAGTTCGGAAAGATAAGGCTGACTTTGACGCTGCAGTTTATGCAGTGGAAGACGCCAATACTACCGCTTAATAATTGGGGGGTAAATATGGAGATAGAAAACTTAGTAGCAGAGCACGAGACAAAGCTAAAGCAGCACGATAAGGAGTTGGCGCGCTTAAATGATATGTCCGTTGTCATGCAAAATTCAATTAATGCAGGTCTTGCCAGAGTTGATGAATCAAATAAATTCTTACGAGAGCAGAATAGGGAACAACTCAAACAAAACAACGAAATTTTTCAAATCGTTGTTGGAATCAATGAAAACAAAGAAAATAAGGAATACGAATCCAAGATGATGACACGAAAAAATTTGTGGCAAGCAATTTTTGCAGTCGGTGGATTTTTAGGAGGATTCATTCTTGCGTATTTCAAAGTTAAATTTTAAAGAGGAGAATAATATGAATAAATTTTTAAAAGACATGGCAGAACGTGCCATCAAAACATTTGCGCAAGCTGCAATTGCAGCGCTTGGAGCTGGAGCTACTGGATTAATTGGAATTGACTGGATCAATATTCTATCAATTGCGGGATTTGCTACTTTAGTTTCAATTCTCACATCCATCGCAAGCCTTGGGGTAGGAGACGATTCTGCAAGCCTAGTAAATAAAGCAGAGGAGAATAACAATGACAGTAAATAATAACCAAGTGATTAATTGGTTCACTAACAGAATTGGCGATCTAACATATTCAATGGATGGCTCACGCAACGGATCGGATGGAACAGCTGACTGTTCTGGCTCAATCTCACAAGCCCTAATTGAAGCGAGTGGAGTGAATGAGGGATTACTTTCAACGATTTCATTAGGTGGTTATCTTGCAAAATTAGGTTATCAGAAAGTTTATTCAGGACCTACTGCAGGAGCTAATGGAATCAAAGATGGCGATATTATCTTGATGTCGATTACAGACGATATGGCAGGCTCTGGCGGTGCCGGTGGACACGTTGGAGTAATTCATCAAAGGGGGAACTTCATTAGCTGTACGGCCACGAGATGGACGGATGGAGCGTTATTTGTTGACGGACAAGCGATTCAGTCCGCACCATGGAATCAATACAAGAATGTAACACGCTTGAAAGCTCACAGTGAAGTATGGCGAAATGGTCAGTCGGAACAACGCCCAAGCGGTGGAATTGCAGTTGATGGAATTTGGGGTCACGATACATGGAAAGGTGTTCAAGAAATGCTTATTCGTATCGGTCACAATTTAGACCCTGATGGCGCTGATGGAATCGGTGGACCAATTACAATCAAAGCTTTACAACGTGCCTTAAACGCTAAATTAATTCTCAATTTAGACGTTGATGGAATCATGGGTGCGCAAACAGTCAAAGCACTTCAAAAATTGATGGGAACACCACAAGATGGCGTTATCAGTTCCCCAAGTTCTCAAATGGTTATCGCATTGCAAGAAAAAATTAATTCAGGTCAAGTCTGGATTTAAAAAAATAGCGCTCCGAAAGGGGCGTTTTTTTGTTTGCCTTAACCGTTAAGAAATCCTTACCAGTTTATTTTGTAACACAATTTTAATATTTAAACTGTTGACATAGTTGTACGTCTATGTTATAATGTATATATAAAGTAAAGGAACGAGGAAATCAAAATGACAACAGCAAAAGAATTCGCACAAATTACAGCAGACGCTTACTTAACTTACAAAGGCTTTGAAATTACAGATTTCAAAAAAGGCCAAAAGGTCGCTTTCAAAGCTCGCAACAACGACGGAGAACTTGAAGTAATGGCAGGAGAAATCA